GTCATACGGTCTAGCATACCAATCTTACCAGTACGAATTGTGCTTGACTGGTCACCAGTGAAGTACGCTTGCGCAATGCTAGATTGCATTAAGATATTACGGTCTTTAGGTGAGATAACTAACCAACGACAATCTTCAGGAACGTTTTGCTCATCCATAGTAGCAGACATCTCTAGAATACCGTTAAGTGCGCCAGCAGCAGAAGTCTCTAAGATTGGAGTACCATCAGTACCTAAGTTGTAACTAGCTGAAATTGAACCAGCTGTTGCACCTTTGTTAGACGGGTGAGCACCTTCAGTTACGAACCAGTTGAAGAAAGTTTCATTTTCAATAGAAATCTTCAATTGCTTAGCAGCATCGTCAGTGAATGTGTTCATTAAGTCGATATCAGCTTGATGCGCTAATACGTCGTTTGTTTGAACAGAGAAGTATTTACCTTTGTTAATCTGCATATCTTGGTAGATAGGCACAGGAACTTCGCTTGTTAGTGTTGAACCAGCTGTGTAGTCATTAATAGTAATTGACGGTGCAGTACGGATACGAATAGTATCGCCTTGGTTTTTGATTTCGCCTTCCCAGTCAGTGTTAGACACTTCTGAAAGCATTGTGTTTGCATAAAATTTAGCATTCAGCTTGTTAGACCACAATTGTGGAATGAAACTACCTGAATACGTTGGGCTGGTGGTGAACGGGGAACCCGTTGGAAATACAGTAGCCATTTTCTTACTCCTTATAAAAGTTTAACAGTGTTGGCTAACTTATTCCCATAATCGTGACTAGTTTTGTACTCGTCCTTCCATATAGGCGGCTGTTAGCTCAGCTTCAAGTTTTGCCGCTTCGTCATACTTACCCTTAGTGTTTAGACTCTTGTTTTTAGCCCAAGCTTTATCCATCTGTTTAGCTGAATAAATCTTAGAACCAACTAGACTCTTACTTGCACTAGTGCTCGCAGAACGATTTGGCGTTACCTGCTTCTCAAGTTCAGCTTGGCGATTACTCTTAGTTTGGTCAACAGGGTCAACACTTTCTCTAAATAACTTCACATAGTGAGCTACTGAGTCTGCATCGCCTCTATCAAACGCACCTTGAGCTTGGTCTCTGCGTGGTCCCCTAGACATAGGGTCATACTCATTCAACCATGAAACCCAACGCTCGTCGTTGTCAAGTTGGTCAAATCCAGGAACTAAAACATTTAGTTTCTGAGTAAAACCCATCTCGCCAACTTGGCTACCGGTACTTGAGACCTGCTCGCGCAACTCTGCAATTACTTTCTCCTGTTGTTCAAAACGTCCATCATATTCTTGAGAGACTTCTTTCGCAACACGTCGTTGGAAATCAATTAAATCATCACCGTACTCTTCTCGATCAGCATCGGTTATATAACTAACCTTTTCTTTCGGTTTATCAGTTTCAGCTTTCTTCGCGTCTTCCATACCCTTCTGGATACTTCCTAACTGGTCTGTTAGCTCCCTAACCTGCTGGTGCAGTCTAGGTACTTCAGCATCGTACTTACCTTTTAGAGTACTGTACTTCTGCTTAAATTCATCTGATACTCCGTCTGAAACGTCAGCCGGCTTTGCTTCTTCAACTACTGGTTCTTCCTTCGGTTGTTCGTCAGTTACTTCAACTTTGGTATCCTCAACGATTGCCAACCCTTCTTTCTTGGGTTTCTCGCCTTGGGCTAATTGTTTCTCTATTTCTTCAACTTCAGCAAGCTGTGCCTGCACTTGTTTTGGCAATGCCATTTCTTTCTCCTTAAAGCACCAACTCTGTTTTGCAGCGTCCTATTGGTATGCTGCTCCCGTTATGGTGTGCTTAACAAATGCGGTAATTTCTTACCGCTCCTTAATCACCTTCTGCGATTCATCGACCGCTTTCAGTAAGTCTTCAAAAGCTTCTGCTCGTCCCTGCAAACGGTGGAGTATTCCCGTTTCGTTTGCGTACACTAACTTCTGCTTTGCTCCTTCAAGTTCATTCTTAAGGAGTGCTAACAAAGCTTCGTTTCCTGGCTCTCGTAACCCATTTAGGGCTCTAACGGCCTGTGTTTCTAACTTGTTAACGTAAATCATTTAACTATATCATACCAAATAAAACATTAGTGTGGTACTTATTTTTATCTACCATTAGGTTTAGGGCTAAAATTGTTGTCTTGACGACCACCCATCTCTGTACCGTCTTCCTGTAAATTCGCTGCTTGCTCCTGAGCCATCTGCTGTTGCTGCATCTGCATTTGCATCTCTGCCTGCTGCTGTTGCTGCATAGCTGCTAGCTCTTGTTGCTTCTGGACTTCTTCACGAGACGGGACAAGCCTGTCAATATTGGTATTGAGATTTCCAGCGAGGTCGCGTAATAGTTCAGCCGTTCCTGGCAAGCCAACAATCTGCTGTGCCACAGGGCTTTCCAGTACCAGACGTAAGAACTCAGTTTTACGAACAGCTTCAGCTTCTTTAACGACAAGCGACGTTGCGCCTCGTGCGATAACTTGTACATCTCCAATTAACTCCGGGTCTTGTGAGTAACGTAAGTTTCTCTGGTACTGTCGCTCAAGCATAGGATTAAGTACATCATGGTCGATGTTACTAATCACCTGCTTAATACTCTTACCTGCGTTAGATATTAACATAGACAGACCGGACGATGTACGACCTGCACCTGGGACATGCTGTCCCGTCATATATTTAGGAATACCTGTGATGTCGTCAGCGATATCCATAAACCTATCAAACACTGCCAAAAGCTCTGAAGCATTTGACTGTGGTTGGAAAAAGTTTATCGGTTGCGACGCATCTCCGTACTCAGACTGCTGGAACTGCCAAATCTTCCAAGGGTACATCTGTGTGATGTCTTCCCCTGCTGGTAGGCGACTTACATTAATTCCTACTTGAGGACCAGAAGAAATACCCATGTTATTAGATAGCGCTCTTGCCGCAGCGTTACACATGTTCTGTGCGTCCATACATAAGTCTGAAACACCGTTACCGTCGATACGTCCTGGGACCTTCTCGAACGACGTGGTGTAATATGGTTTACGACCGATTGGGTCATAGTTAAGTACTGCTTTAATAACTGTGTTGTCTACCATCCATACTTCACATGGGTATGACAGCTGAGGGTCTTCGATATCTTTCTTATCTAAACCCCATTCAAGTAATAGTTTACCTGGGATAGAGTCCCACAGTTGAATCGCAGCTATTAAGTCTCCGTCTACTTCATCGAAGTCTTTACCTTCTAATAATTCAAACTCAGAGTCATCGCGGTCTAACCAGTCAAAACCGCCTGTACCGAAGTCCGACAACAACGAACGCACTGACGCCTCGTCGTACCCCTCGACGCCTATCATAGCCTCGACGTCTTCTCTAGTTAGGTGGTGGATTTCTACTACAGGCATGTTCTGGATGTCGTCGCCCCACGGTGCCCAGTAGAATTTGTAAGGGTCAACTCTTTCCCACTCATCACGAACGACTTCTGTAGGAACTAATTCTGCTCCATCCCACTTCAACGTTTTGCGTTTGCGTGGAACAGGACCTTTAAGTACTGCGAATGGATACGTCGCTACGTCGTTAGTAAATTCGAATAGTGCTTTTACGAAGCCGCCCTCTAGGAGCTGGTCTTCCATTTTCTTCTCCATGCGTTCAACACGTTTGTCCGAGTCGAACTTCATCTCACGCATAGCAGTGTCTTTCATACCTGACGCTAGGTGCTTTAAGCCTGCTTCATCTATTCCCTCACCGCCCTGCTCGTAAAACTGCTGCAAGTTCTGCTGCATAATACCTTGTAGACGGTCAATTAATTCTGGTGGAACTTCTGGAATTGGAGTCGCTGAAATAGACCAAGGTTTGTCGTCACCTGTACCTAGTAAGGTATCACGTAACCAAGCTGTAGCCGTACGACATTTCGTACTAACAATACCCATGAATAATTCTGAGCCACCCTGTGCTTTAATTTCAGCTAGTTTCTCTGGGGAGTACTCCATGTTACGAGCACGAGCAGTTTCAATTAAGCGAGGCTCAATCTCCTTCTTCTTGTGGTCGCGCATCGTAGTCCAGCGCTTACGCGTGTGAGCAGCTAAACCTACTAAAAGGTCACTTTGTTGTTTTTCATCCGATTCACGTTTCGCTCTGGCTTCAATATCAGACGCACGTTCAACGGGGATTAGAGCAGCACCTAAAGCCATAAATTCCTCTTTAACATAACAGTAATGCCTGTTATGTTATCATGTGTTTTTCTAAGTGTCAAGTCCATCCAACCGCAGAAACTTTCGTTACCTCTCTACGACGTCCTTGCCCGGCTACCGAACCAAATACCTCACCACCATCTGCGTGTAGGCAGAGGTACTGAAACGCATCAGCTACGTCAGACCAGGGGTGTGACTTCTCAGGCTTCTCGTCCTTCACACCTTTATTATTTATTTTATACCTATACTTACCGGCTAGGGCTTGAACTAGCGATGTGGCAGAATCGGGGTCTATCATAAGCCCGTACTTACCATCGACAACTCGTGTCATGTATTTCTCTACAGCAGCTAGTCTTGCAGCCACTGAGTTAGTTTTCGCAGCCTTTATCGAGAACCCCTCAGCGCGGTATATGTCCGCTACTGTTCTCTCGTCTGTCTGCGCTCTTTGGAACGCTGCCGGGTCAATAATTATGAGGGAACTACGTCCTGGAAATTTGTTAGCTAACAGAGGCTTAAGACGTTCTCTTACGAACCGTAGGGCGCCCATGTCTTCTGAAATTATCGAGTCATAAATAACCAAGCGACCATCATATATTACCTGCCCGATTACAGCGGCTGGTGTCAGTCCTGCATCAATTCCAATAAGTAGTGGAGACTCGCTGAACATAGGTAGTATGTCTTCATCGGACGTGTGGTTCGTTCTGTCAAACGACTATCCTGGTCTGGCGGGTTAGTCATCCCCCATAGGTGGGCGTTAGGTTTACCATCATCTGACTTACAACCAACTGTGTTCATCATCTTATCGGGGTAACGACCTAGTCGACCCTGTGCTGCGTTGAAAATGTCTGGGTGAATTTCTCTAAACTCGTCGAATATAAAAAAGGATGCCTGAAGAGACAACAGTCGACGTACGTCGTTCGCGTCATCTA